TCGTCGGCCAAATCGTCGGCCAAATCGTCGGCCAAATCGTCGAAGTCGTCGGCCAAATCGTCGGCCGGCATGTCTCTCGACGGTGGCTGCTCGGCTATCACCTCAGAGTCTTCGAGAGGCGCGTCCTCTTCTGGGGTCTCCTCTTCGCCGTCCTCTTGCCAGTAGTCGTCAGCGGGAGGGGCGGGGGGAGGAGGGGGGGGTGCGCTTACCTGAATCCGCTGCTTGTCCGCGTCCAAAGCTTTGAAAGACTCAGCGAACTCGACCGCGATCTCCGCATTCGTGACCGAGTCGGGGGACGCGACTACCTGCTGCATGACACGCTCATATAGCGCCCGCTTGGGCTGGGGTATCCGGTCAAGCAGCGAGTCGGCAAAGGCGTTGCCGTTGCCAAGTGCAGACCGACTTAGCAGGGCCAGAGCGAAGGGCGCATCCGACCAATGGCAGGGGTTGAACGTGGGCCCGCAGTCGTATGTCAGCTTGTTCAGCAGCCGCGTGAACAGCTGTTTGGCATTGCGAGCCTGACCGGCCTTGATGACCTTGTTCTCCATCCACCCGTCTTCGATCCCGTTCCAGACGCAGTGGATCTCGCCCAGCAGCCCGGTACGCTTGGTGTAGATCACGTGGCCCGTCTCGTGCAGCGTGTACGCAGCAATGAGGTCAGACTCACCGCGGGTCAGCAGCGCGTCATCAGACAGGTTGGGGTAGTTGATGATGGCGTTGCGGGTGTCGAAGTATTCGCGGCCCGTGTCTTCCATGACCCACGCCGCATACGCCGTCTTGCCAGACCATCTGGTCGACGTGTGAGCGCCTTTGATGCCTGCCGCCGCGATTTGCTTCGACACCGAGATCGCAACCGCCGCCTTGATTGAACTGCCGAGTACTCGATTCATATGCCCCCCTTTAGGCTGCGACCCAGACGGCGGTCAGCGTTGTGTATTTTGAACGGAGCAGTTCGACTGCGCGCTCGTCCTGATCTGGGGTCAGCGTGAGCTTGCTCGCACCGCCGCTGGCATAGAGCGTGGCGTGTCTGGCGTCGACAAGAAACCATCCCGATGCGCGGCGCTCGATCGTGACCTGCGTGCCGTCGCGGGAAAACTTGTATGCGTTGGGAACCTTGCCGCCACTCGTTGCTTTCAGCCGTGCGCCGACTGCAGCTTTCTGAGAGCCGACCAGATCGACGACCTGCTTCTCAGCCTGCGCTGCGATCTGCTCGATTTCAGTGTATGTCGTGAAAGTGTGGGCGGTGGCCTTGCCGTTGGCGGCTGCAAGGATGGCGACGATCGCTGACTGGTTTTGCTCGGTGATGCGGGTGGCTTTGATCATGTTTCTCTCCGGTTGCCCGGCCGGAGCCGGGCGGGTTGGTTTAAGCTGCGACCGGCTCGGCCGCTACGTACACTTCGCCGCGCAGCGCGGCTTCGATCTGCTCGACCGACACGTTTGCCGCCCACAGCTGTTGCAGCGCCTCCTGCGTGTCCAGCGGTGCGCGGTTGACGATCACCTCCTCAAAGGCGCGACGCGGTGGGATGCCGTCAGTCAGCGCCTCAGCCAAGTACATCGACTCGCGAATGCTCGGCGGCTGCTCGATCTGCCCGGCCTCAACCTTCGCCCGGCAGATGCCGACGAAAGCAACTAACAACCCAGCCAGCAGCGGCTGGCACCCGGTCGCGTCGGCAACGATTGCTGCCTCCTCATCCGCGGGCGGAAAGTCGAACTCGATGAAGCTTGCGAAGCGGTTCAGGAAGGCGGTGTTCTGCTCCCGAATGCCGGCGTAGGTGCCTGTCGCATCACCCCGACCGTTGCTGTTGTCTGCAGCGAGAAACGTCACGCCCGGCGCCCGCTTGATGACCTCCCCGGTCTCCGGCACGGTGATCGATGCGTGGGCTTCCAGAGCCGCATGCAGGCTGCTGGTGTACTCGGAGCGGGCGAACCCGACCTCATCGAGCAGGATCACTGCACCCGGCCGGCGGAAGGCGCTGAGCACCAGACCGTCCTGCCAGACCGTGCTGCCGCCACGAACCCGCTCGCCGCCGATCACGTGATACGCCTCAAGGGACGCATCGAACTGCACGCGTGCGAAGTACCGTCCAAGTCGGGCACAGACCTGCCTGACGAACTCGGTCTTGCCCGTGCCGGCAGGGCCGGCGCACCAGACCGGACGCTGCCGTTTGATGGCAGAGAGGACACTCAGCAGCCGCTGCGGGTTGAACCGAAAGCTCGGCATCACGGCCGGCGCGTCAGGGTCGCCCCAGACCTCAACCTCAACCCCGCGGAGGTGAGTCGACCGAATGCCGAACACCTTCTCTGCCGACTCGGTCCGTAGAACCCCGTGCCGGTAGGTCGGGGCAACGAACCCAACAGCTGTTGGTGCAACAACCGGCACCGACGCAGCGCCAGCGATTAACGACGACGCCAGAGCCGGCACCGATGCGGCGCTCGACTTCAGCACCAGATCGATCGCCCCGTCCAGCGTGTCCGCATCGACTGAGGTGAGCACCGACAGGTATGCCGTCTTAGGCGTCCGAGCGTAATCGCCCGGCATCACTGCGCCCGCTGCGCGGCCGACCGCGATCAGTTGCTGTTTGTTCATTGCGAAAACCGCTTGGTTCAGCTGAGTCATCTGTTTCCCCCTTGGAGTCAATGAAAATGGCCGCCGAGATGAACCCGACGGCGTAGCAAACGCCACACAAAACCCACATTTCAATCATTGTTCAACGCTCAAACGTATTACTTCAGGCCGAAATTCTTGGCACAGACGGGGCCGACGCCGCGGCCCACACTGTCTTGATCAGTCAGGTCACGGCCGCACAGAGCACAGGCGCCAGTGAGTCGACCGTACCCGCTGATGACACTGGTCGGGTCGGCGGAGAGCGACGTCAGCAACCCCCGCACGACCTCAGTCGCAGCGCGAGCCGGGTGGAACTGCGCGCCGTCGATGCGACCGAACCAACGGTTGTCGCCATACGGCCCGCCGTCGGTCAGCATCACTTGCCCTGCGTACTTCGACTTGGAGCCCGCGACGGCCAGAACAACCGGCGTCCCGTCCGCTGCCTGCAGCCGGATTTTCGGGTAACGCAGCCGCTGCTTCGCAGCCGCAAACAGCTGTTGAACGCCGGCCATCTCGACCGCGACGGGCTCTGCTTTCGGCGCAGTGGCGCGCTCGATCAGCGTCTGAACCCAAGCCGCCTGCTTCTCAGTCAGGGAGCCGTACTTGTCCAGACCAGACAACAGGCTCAGACCGAAAGACTGGTCCTTCTCGGGCAGTGCCGGCAGCACCTTCTGCAGGGCGCCGGCAAGCTTGATGCTATCGATCGCCGGCAGTGTCGCCGGGCGTTGGTACTGAGTGCGAAACATAGGGCCCCTTTAGACAAGACGGTAGTGAACTTGCGCGCCGCCGACGCCGGCCCTCTTGACCAGAGCGCACCGAGACATCACGAAGTCGACGCGAACTCCGGACACGCCAAAAAGCTCGGCGATCTCGCGGCGTAGCACGCCGCCGTACGGGTTGTTAGCAAGTCGGCCAAGCACTTCGATCTGAATTCGTTCGTTCAACATTTCATCCCCTTAGGCGGGCTGGCGATTGCCGGCCCAGATGCGGATCGAGTCCGCGACGTCGGTGTACTGCGCGGCCCAGTCGCGGGCCTCTTCAAGATTCAGGGTCAGATGGGAGAACAACTCCCCGCCCCACAGAACCACGACCTCAAACCCGACGAACCGAGCGACGACGTCGTGAACGTCGCGCCTCACTGCCTGCTTTGTGCGCCTCATGCTCGCTCCTCAGAAGGGAATGTCGTCGGCGTACACGTCGGCGACTGCCCGGCGTAGGCGCTTGAAGGGATCGCTGGTGCGAGCAACGTAGAAGTCGTCGTCCTCCAGCCGGCACCCTTCGTCGTCGTAGTTGCTCGGGCAAAGACGAAGCGCTAACGCCGCTGTTTCGTACACGTACTCGGAAACCTGCGTGATTCGGGAGCCGACGACTCCGTCGCGGTTGTCGTAGATCGCGGTGCTACAAAAGACTGCAAAGCCCATTCCATTCACCCCCAGTTAATTGCCGTTCAGATCAAGCCGCGAGCCGGCTGCCTGATACAGCGTGATGATCATTGCGGGTCAATCCGCTCGCTGCACCCCCCGTCAGGAGGCACAGTGAGCGGACAGCTGTTGTCAGCTGCCCTGCGTTACTCGAAACGGGGTCCGCATCCCCTGCGCCTCAGTCCTGCTGAGGTTGTCAGGGTTCTTGGCCTGACTCCGTTCCCGTTCTTTCGTGCCGGGTAGTAACGTGCGACAAGAGAGATTCTCATCCTGTAATGAATCATTGTCAACAGGTAGTGCATAAACAGCTGTTCTAACCACGCAATGTTGCAGCCACGCAACATAAACACGGCGAAAGGTAGTCGATGAAAAAGCCCCCGATGAAAGACAGCAAGAAAATTGCGGCGGATGAAATCGCGGCAATGAAGCGCGGCGGAGCCAGCAAAAAGCTTCTCGCCCACGAAAAGGCAGAGCACAAGTCGATGGGGATGAAGACCGGCGGCAAAGTCGGCGGAATGGGCAAGCGGGGTTGCTGACATGCCCAAGCTCGACGGGTCTGCAACGAAGGGCGAGATCAAGAGCGAAGAGCTAGTCGCCTTGAAGAAGGAGATCGCTCGGCAGTCGATGGATCTGGAACTGGAGCGCGAGCGGCACTCAGAAAAATTGGCCGCCGCCGATCTCGCTCAGCAGCTACAGGCTCTCAGACAAGAGAGAGCAGAAGAACAGAAGAGAGAGCTACAGGAGAGGGGAGAGAAGCTCCCAGCCCACAGACCCAGCAGCTACACAGAGGAGGAAGCTCAAGCCCTGTGCGAGTGGATCACCAACGGTCACAGCCTCAGCAGCTGGTGCCGGCAGACAGGGCGATCGGCATTCATTGTGTACGGTTGGATGAGAAGTGAGAGCGACTTTGCACGGCGGTACGCGCAGGCGCACCAAGACCGCACCGACACGATGGCCGACGACCTGCTTGAGATCGCCGACGAAACAGCTGGCACTGACTCGATTGCCGCGGTTCAAGCAGCGAAGTTGAGGATTGAGACCCGCAAGTGGATAGCCGCCAAGCTGAAGCCCAGCAAATACGGCGAAAAGCAGCTGGTTGAGACGAGCGGGAGCGTCACTTTCCAGCTAGGCGTCCCCAATCGAACAATCGACATCACGCCGCAAACCCGCATGGTTGCTGGCTCGACGTCGGATTCACAATCCGTCAGCCAACCGGCGGGCCGCTCATGACATTGGTCGGGGCAGCCCGCGGCGGCCGGCCGCTCTCCTCTCCCGCCCCCTCGACGGGACCAACGGCCACTCGACGCCGCGGCTTCGGCTCCACTCCATCCCAACCGCACACACACCAGACCGCTCCCCACACGGGACCACTAACAGCTGTGACCTCATAAATCCGACTCTCGCTAAAAAATTACACATGCAGCATTGGGTCTTCCACGTTGCGCTTGCTCTGGACCAGCTGGTCAATGCGCTGCTCGGTGGGTATGCGGATGAGTCTTTGTCCGCACGTGCCTTCAGGAAGCGCTCAGAGGGCCTCTGGTGGCTTCTGGTGATGGTTCTGGACTGGATGTTCTTCTGGCATGCGACGCACTGCGAGAGCGCATACCGCGCCGAAAAGTTAGGCAGGCATCTGCCACCGGAATATAGGGAATATAGAGATGGTTAAACCAAAACGGATGAACTCTGGCGGCTTCGTTGGCAAGAAAGAGCCGGATGAAGAGCGTCCTCTTAACGAGCGTCTTGCCGAGCGAGACAACTCCGGTGGAGGGGGTTCTGATGGCTCTGGGATAAACGTGATGGCTGTTGGAGGGAGGACCGGCTCTTCTGGGGTAGCTGGGTTTGCAAAGCTGTCTGGCTCTGTTCGCGTTGGCAGCGGTGTCAGCGTTGAGCCGTGGGTTGCTGCTTCGGGTTCAACCAAATACGGCGGCAAGTTGCAGGGAGGAGGGGTAAACGTCAACAAAGAGTTCTCCAAAGGCGGCCTGATTGACCCGTGGAACTACAAGAAATGAAAAAGACCCCAGTCTGGGAAACCCCGAACCCAAAGAAGAAGTCCGAGCCCCTGACGCCGAAACAAAAAGCGTCAGCAAAGAGATCAGCAAAGGCTGCTGGACGCCCCTACCCAAACCTCATTGACAACATGAAGGCGAAGTAATGGCTCGGGACTACAAGCGCGCCTATCAGCTTCAGAAGACATCCGGCGAGACCGATGACCAGCTGGAGCGTCAAAGGGCCAGACGGCTTTATGACCAAAAGGGCATAAAGAGGGACGGTATGCACATCGACCACAAGACGCCGATTCGCAAAGGTGGGAAGTCCACAACTGGGAACCTCCGCTTGAGGTCTCCCCACAAGAACATGTCAGACAAATGAGTCTGGTTGCCTATCAGCCGCCCGGCGAAGTAGCCCGTTCATTCCACGCTGACAACTCGTTTGTCAGGGGGCTAATGGGGCCCGTAGGTTCAGGCAAAAGCTCGTCCTGTTGCGTCGAGATCCTGACACGCGCCCTTGAACAAAAGCCGGGCCCTGATGGGCGCAGAAGCTCTCGCTGGGCAATCCTGAGGTCCACATATCCAGAACTAAAGTCCACAACGATCAAGACGTGGACGGACTGGTTTGGTCCGGTCTGCACGATGAAATGGGACAGCCCCATTACTTCGACCATATCGATCGGTGACATCGGAGACGGTACGGGACTGGACATCGAAGTCTTGTTCTTGGCAATGGACCGACCGGACGACGCCGGAAAGATGCGGTCTTTGGAGTTGACTGGTGCGTGGATGAACGAAGCCGGTCTGATGGAAAAGGCTGTTCTGGACATGCTGACCCAACGGGTTGGCCGATACCCTGCATTGAGAAACGGCGGTCCGACGTGGACCGGCGTCATTCTGGATACCAACCCTCCTGATGACGACAGCTGGTGGTACAAGCTCTTTGAGGAGGACAAGCCCAAAAGCTACAAGCTCTTCAAACAACCCGGCGGGCTGTACTTCGATGCCGATGATGAGAGCCCGACCTTCGGGGAATACCTGCCGAACTCGAAGGCGGAGAACGCCCACAACCTGCCTTCTGGATACGAGTACTACCTGAGGCAGGTCGCAGGAAAGACTGAAGACTGGATTCGAGTCTTCTTGTGCGGGACGTATGGAACAACGATGGACGGCAAGCCCGTCTATCCCGAATGGAAAGAGGACTTCCACTTCTCTAAGGC